CTGACCTTCATTTTGTTGCATTATATCTAAGATTCTATTTCTGTCATCGTTATCTCTTAAAACAAATTCAAAAGTAATCTCAGATGAATGTATAGGAGAGTCTACTTTTTCTCCTCTACCACCCCAAATTAATTTAAAACCATCTCCACCTACATTAAACTCACTAATAGAGCCTACATAATTATCTTTTAATATATGTAACTCGTAATAGATGCCGTTGTCATCTTTAAACTTTGCTCTATTTGTAATTGCGTATGCCATTAATAACTATTTTTTCTTCGTGAGTATCTGTCATTTGATAAGAAAATATCCTCTCCACTAATCACTCCTTGTACTTGTACCGTCTGCCCTCCTATCATATCTTTTAACTTATTCAATGGAGCAATAACTTCTGGATTTGTATTAGCACCAGCATACTCTCCCATTAGACCTAGAGTTGGTCCACTAACAATACCTCCATTTGCAAAGGCTGGTATAGCCTTATCAAATAATGCACCTACAGCAGTTCCAGCACCAGAAGCGATAGCAACATTAAATGGAAATGGTATAGTAGCAATTATCTTAGCTATCTGTGATGCTATAGCTTGACCAATAGCAGCTTTAATAACATCTCTAGCTGAATTTAATGCAGCCTTACCAATGTCAGCAAATGTTGTTACAGCACTAACTTTCATAGAATTAAAAGAACCCGAAAAAACATCAGCAGTTTGTTGAATAGCTTGTTGAATTGTATTGAAATTTTCAACTACTTTAGCAGTATCAAATCCCATTTCTTCTAAATCTTCTTCCTCTCCTATTTCTAACAAACCTAAGCTATCAACAGAAGGTAGTTCTACTTTTTTGAAAAAATTATCTAAGTTATTCTCTAAATCCTTAAAAAGTTCTTCTTTTTGTAATTCACTATTAAATTCCTTCATAAAGCTAGTTGCTTCTGGAATTTCTTTTTTAAAATCTATAAACTTGTCTTTAGCACTTTGTAAAGATTTAATTTGTAGATTATTAGCATCAATAGATTTTTGAATATTTTTAATATAGTCGGATTGTGGACCTTCAATGTCAATATACCTATCTATTAGATTTTGTAGATTTTTATTTTCATTTTCTAAAGTTTTAACACTTTCTTTTACTCTATCTACCTTTTCTTTATCTCTGTCTACAGAAGTTTTAGTAGCATCGTTTAATTCATTTACTAACTTTTCTTGAGTTGAAAGTTGTTGATTTGTGTCATCAATAGAATCTTTCATATCTTTTTGATATGTATTAAATTCTCTTGAAGGAGCACCAAAAGCAATAAGAGCAGCACCTGCTGTAGCTAATAGAGTTAAAAATAATCCAAGAGGATTTGACGCTATTGCTAAAGATAAAAGTCTAACAGCTTTGGTTATAGCTCCAAGACTGATTATTAATTGACCAAAAATAATTAATAATGGACCTACAACAGCAGCAATACCACTAAATACAACTATATTTCTTTTTTGTTCATCACTTGCATTTTTTAATGATTCAACTAAGGATTTAATTTTTTGTATAAAAGGTCCTATATTTTCAGATATTATAGCTCCAAATTCTTCACCTAAATCTCCTAAAGAATTTTTTAACTGCTGAATCCCACCTAATCCAGCTTGAGCAGCAGCCTCAGCACTTCCTCCGTATTGTTTATCTAATTCATCAAGTATAATTGTTTGAGCCTCTGCAAGTCTATTTGTTTCAGCTAGTTCTTTAATTACTTTCTTTTGTTCCTCTGAGAATTGAATACCACTACGACTTAGAGCTGATAAGTTAGCAATTGGGTCATTTAACGCTTTACCTAATTGAATAGATGCAGATTTTAAATCTCCGTCTAGTCTAGTTGCTAAATCTAAAGCAGCTTTTTGAGTTCTTGCAAATTGCTCTCCACTTATATTAGTGAATGTGAGTAGTTGGGAGGTTGCATTTTTTAAAATTTCTTCATCTCCGAAAATTGTCTTTTTTTGTAAGTCAGAAGCCATTTTTTGAAGTTGCTCAGATGTAAAACCAGCAGCCTCTCCAGTACTCTTTAAACCTGACTCAACTTGAGCTATTGCTTTTGCTTGTGTATCAAACGCTTTTAAACTAGCTGCCCCAAGAGCAATTATAGGTAATGTTAAATTTCTTGATAATGTTTGACCAGTTCTTTTCATAGAAGAACCAAACTTCTTCATTGACCTAGTAGCTCTTTTTAAGCTGCTCTGAAATTGCTTATCGTTAAGTGATAATTTTACGCTAAGATTCTTCTGTGCCATTGTCTTTATTTAACAATTCGTATTTCTTTTTTATATATTCTGCCCTTTTCTTTTGTTTTTCAATGTCGGTCTTTCTTTTCTTTTTCTCCCAATCGAACTTAACAAGTTTTTGAGGTGTTAGATTTTGTCCTTTCTTTGTATGTGGCTGTAAATTAACACAAGCCAACCATCTAACTCGTTCCCACTCTTGACGTTGTTCTAACTCAAATCGGTCATTGATACCTTTTTGAGTACATAGAAACTCGTGAAAAGTTAGATTCCAAAAGTCTTTAGGTAATAAGCCTAGACCATAACCTATAGCTTCTAACTTATCCCAAGTTACTTCTTTTTCTTCGCCACTTTCTTCGTGGCTTTGTCGTTTCCCTCCGTTTCAAATTTAGCAGAGAATTGATTAGAGAATATCTCTAGCACTTTATTTAGTGCCTCAAAATCTTCGTCTAGCATATCTGCGACATCATCAACACTTAAAGAACATTCTTGACCACTCACTCTAGAGCCGTCTTTTATTCCGTTTAGGATTAGATAACAAGCATCGTCTAAACTTATTCCTTCTCCTAGCTTATCTAAGTCAGCTAAACTTCTTCCAGTATCTTTACAGAATAACCTCAACGAGTTCATTCCAAATCTTACTGGGTAATCCTTTCCGTTTATTATAACTACTTCGTACATATCTTTGTTAGTTTAAAATTGCTAGTTGGGAGACGTGCCGTAGCACAATCCCCAACCAACAAAGAAATTATTAAACAGGAGTCTTAGTTAATTCTCCAGACCCTTCGATTGAACAAGAGTAAGTAGGAGCATCTTCTGTACCACCACTAATCTCTAGAGAAGTAATAAAACCATCTCCAGTAATTGTATAACCAGCAGGAGTAGATAGAGCAAAAGTAAAGTCTACTGCTGTTCTATCAAACATCTGGTCAAATAATTCTGCTACATCAGTATCTCCAGCAGTTGCTGAGAAGTCCATAAGGCCATCAGCACTAAGGCTAAAAGACTTTTGACCACCTAACAAATCTCTCCAACCAGCAGAGTCTTTAGTTGAGATGTCTATTGTATCTACATTCATTGAAAGTGAAACATTCTGAGAATGCATCAATTTCGCTTCAGCTCCTCCACTACTAGGAGAAACTTTTAGGATTAAATCCGTTCCGTTAAAAATCATTTTTTAAAATTTTAAATTCATAAATTAGCTAATATCTAAATCTTCAGAAGATTCTTCTTTCTTCTTAGACTTTTTCTTTGTTGTATCTATTGCATCGTTATGCTGTAAGAAGTTAAAGACTGCTCTTACTACTTTGTAAGATTCGCCTTCTACATATTCTACTCCTCTACACTCAATGTTCTTTTTTATCTTTACTTTATAGGTTTCCATTTTTATCTATTTATGTTAAATCTGTAATCTTGTGCTATACCATATAAACCAATAGAACCAGCAGAATCATCGTAAAGCTCGTTCTGGTCTTGGTAAAATATCTTGTCTACTACTACACCACTATAAGTACCACTAACGTAGTCTAGAGCTGTTCTAACGTGACCAGCTAAAGCTACCATTTCAGCGTAGCTATTATGATAAATGCTTATCTGTACTCTGACGTAGTCATACTCACTTACTCCGTTCTTAGTGTTGTTAGGCTCATCTCCAAACATCTGATAAGTAATGTATGGTAACTTAACGTCTGTAGGAAAATTGTAACGACTTGGAAATATTCTCAAGTTGCCACTTGTAGTAACTAAAGGAGCTACGTTTGAGTCGTTGCTTAATATATT